TCCATCACGAATAAACTTACCCCTGTAAGGTTTCTTTTTAGGCATCACACCCGTTTTCTTTTTATACCCACTTAAATAAGCGGCAGTAGCAACCCGTTGGGCCGCTTCTTTAGTATCATAGGGACCCTGTTCTCCCCAATACCATTTGCCGTTTTTTTCTGTAATGGGCATGATTATCATTCCTAATATTCTTTAACCGAAAACGAACCCGCCGAATCCTTAAAATATGAGCCGTCTGTTAATTTATCTCTATTTGTATCTCTTATTAGTGTAAGGTTGTTACTTTTAGGAAAATTAGTCAACATCTCTTGAGGTAATATCAAGTAATGCATACCACCAATAGAAATAAGCGACCCCAAGATAATATCTAAGTATTGTTTTTTAGTCATACGAAACTTAGGATATAAGTTCTTTTCAACCACATTTTCGTAAAGTTCATGGATAGAAGCAACTGTGTTTTGATAAGTAAAGCCCTTAACTGGTTGAAAAGAAGAGTCTTCTAACATGTATCTAACAGTAGCATATATTATTTGTTTTTTATCCTCTTTATTAGAAAACGCTTTTAGTATATTTTTCCACACAATTATCTCTCCTTTCTTCTGTAATGGGGTTTATTTGGTCTAACCTTCTCACTTTTTTGACTCGGTTCTCCCTTCCTACGCCTAACCCGATTACGCCTCTTGACCATCTAATCCCTGTCCGTGAATGCTCCTCTTGCTTTAGGCAAACCTTCAAGCAAAATGTAATCACCGTTCTTATGCAGGGAAACCTTCTTCATTTCCTTGAGTTTCTTCTTGAGTTCTTTCTTTGAAAGTTTTGTAGTCTTTTCTAGTGGCTCCAAACCGGAAGCCCCGCCCTCGTCCTTGAGGGTGCGAATAATAATCGCTTCAACATCTTCTTTCTTCTCATCTCGTAGTTCCTCAAAATCCCCGGCATCAATTCTACCGTTTTTATTTTTATCTAATTCTTTCTGTCCACCGATAAGTTCCTTATCCATGTCTTCCTTTTCTGTTCCACAATGACCCTTTAAAATATTTTTCCAATTCATTTTTTACCCTCCATTCTCATTTGATTTCCTTTTGAAGTTTTATCATCATCAATGGGACCACCCGCCGCCCAAGTATAACAAGTTCTATCCTTGTGGCATTTAAAGTGATGCATCCAACAATAACCTAAATCTCCCTCTAAAGGCATACACTTTTCCATGCGTGGTGATATATCAAACGCCACACAATTACCACAATTAGATTTTTTTGCTACCTCAACAGAAGTATTCCAATGGTCTGCGGCTTTAACCCAATAACTTTCGTCTTCTAAATTAAGAGGTCCGTATTGAATATGCTCCGCCTTAATAGAAGCATTTCTATTCTTAGTATTTAGTTTTAAATCCTGTGTTGCTCTTGGACAAGCAAGTTCTTTTAAAATAATTTCCCAATTCATACTATCACTTCTTTTTCTTTGATTTGTTGCCCCAATTTTTAGCACCAACCTTTCGGCATTGAACTAATGCCCCGGAAGCATAAGCGGAGGGCCACTTCTTGTAGCGGGACCGAACCTTACGGTAGCAAGCATCACGCTTGGCTTTTTTCTTTTTCTTTAAAAGACTACCCCACCATTCATCCATTTACAGTTCCCTCCCATAGTTCTAGAATTTGTTTAAATAAATTTTTGTCTCCTTTATCGTAGTCTAACGACCATTCATTGCCATTGGATATATAAAAATCTACCCACGGGTTTGTAGCGTGTTTGGGAGCGTAAAAGGGGTTTTCATGGGTAAAGGGAAATTCTTCGTGGTTTTCTTCGTCCGCCCGTGAAAAAATTCTGTAATGGCCTGTGTTTTTATTTGATGGTCTGCCGAGTGGAAATTGGTTTGTGATTTCCATCCTATCAAAAGAATATCCCCTTCTTAATAATTCTCCCATCCATAATCCTTGCCTACGCATCATATTGTCTGTTGGAGAAACTTTTAAGATATATTTCCATTCCATAATATCCCCTCAATCGCTATCCAAATAATAATTAATTCGTTTCTTCATTCGTAGGATGGCATCAACATCTTTTTTGTATGCATCATACTTTGCTTGAATATTAATTCCTGTGGAGTCGTCTCCCACAAGAACATAAGAATCATCACTAGCCAGCAGTTCACAAGCCACGAGTTTTGTAGCCGCTTCTTCAATAACGGCAGGAACTCTATGATTTCCATAGGTGTAGGTAAGTTTAACAGAGTGCTTTCTGTGCAAGGGATAGTCTGCTCGGAAGAAAACATCCCCAGCGTCTTTAACATCCCACCAAGTTTGGTTGCGGTCATACAGTTCCTTATCGGTAAAGGAGGTTGCACTTAACCCCGAACCCGAAGTAGAAATAGTGCATGAAGAACCATCCGAACCGGGCAATAAAGAAACAATTGTAATAGTTTCATCGTCCTCAACATTCGCGTAAAAAAAGTCCGAAATATTGTAAGTAGCAGAAGAATCCTTTACGGCTTTATTTGAAGTAGCCCCCGTAAAGGAAGCCGTTAAAGTAGGAGGTTGTTCATTAATTAGGTAAGCAAGTTCAAGTGCCGTGGTTCTCTTACCAAATGATTTATTGAACTTATCATCGTGTGCGTTTGTAGCGGCGAATAAATCCCATTGTAAGGACCCCGCTCCCAAAGTAATAGAAGTAATGTTTGTATAATCTGTAATTGTCAAGGTAGAAACTGCTGAGGCTACATCTCTATACAAGTTGCCATCCCAAAAAGCAATCCTAATTACTTTTCTAATATTCTCGTGTTCGGCCCTAACCTTCCCTGCGTAGTCTTCATAAAAATAAGTGTATTTATCAAAAAAATCAAAGTCGTGAAATTCATTCTCAGCAAGATTTTCTCTCCACGATTCGTTAGTAAATTCGTCTATAAAATCCTCAGCCCTACGAATTAAATCTCCAACCTCTTCTAAAGTAGGTGAGGTAGCACCAGTAGCACCAATAGAAATAAAATCAGCAACACCCAATAAGGCGGCAACCTTAACTGCTGTAGTATAGGCTCCGTTTCCAGCAGAATAATTAACCACATTTAAGGTTGGGTCCGATTGAACAATGCCCTTAACCATATCAGTTGCCTCCTATAACTGAATCTAGTTTCATTAGTTTATTTAAAAGTTTTTCTGTATATGCTTTTTTACTAGTATTTAGTAGGCTTTTGAATTTTCCTCTAGATATTTTTTCTTTACCGGAGGGAGTAATAGATGTGGTTCCCACAGCCATTCCCGAAGGAGTCCTACCCATAAAATTAGCAGGGTCGCTACCAAGATAAATTTTAACTTCGGCAGAAACCTCATAAACAAAACTAATTTCAAAACCACTTTCTACCTTTTCAAGAATAAGTTTTAGTTGTCCGGTTAACTCCTTTGAGTATGGGGCTGATTCCGATTGAACCAAGTTATTTTCATTTCCAATAATTGAACCTCGGTATAATACCGGATAAAACAAAAACTTAGCAAGTGTTCTTTTTGCCTCTGCTTTTAACGCTTGAGGGTTGTTTCTAATATTTTTCATAAAGTTTTGGTCCTTAAATCCGGTTAAAATAGACTCAATGGCTTGAACATTGATAGTGTTTTCTTTACCCTCATCCTCTACGATATAATCAAAGAAAGCCTCCTGCATTTCTTGGGTATCGTATAATTCTTCTGCTAAAAATTCTAACGAGGAAGATAAATTAGGTCTTGCTCTTATCGCTGTAAAATTAATAGCGTCGTCGCCACGACCAAAATCTGTTTTTGCCCCACCAACAACACCTCTAGTCCCACCTTCATCCTCGGTGAAGAGAACTTGGTTAATGAGTTTATATTCCTCTTCTGCTAGTTCTTTCATACCTTCTAAGTTTGATGAGGCGTGATTTTCCAATACGGAGATAAAATTCTCAATGTCGTTTTTGATAGCCATTCCCGTGTCGTAGATTGTATCATCAAAGTCAATGCTCTCTAAACCTTGAGCAATTTCAGTATCAATTTCTCCCCCGGCTGGTTTTTTATCTTTTTGTTTGTAGGCCTCTTCATCGTCTTGCTTCTGCTCACGAATGGTATCAATGACCAAGACAAGTTCTGCTATTTCATCTGCTACATCGTTAGAAATAGAGGGGTCATTTAAAATTTCTTCACCCTTATCGGTCGTGCTAATATCGGATAAAATTTCCTCGGACTGACTGATAATGTTTCTTAGTTGTTCGTAGCGGTCTTGTCGGGAGGGATTGGCTGGAATTTTTTTAGTAATCGCATCCTTTAGCATATTGTAAAAATCTGTAATGCCGTCAAAAATACCCCCAACACCTGCTTCATCTAAGTTATATTGACTTCGGATTTCTTCCGAGAAGTTTTCATCTCTATCCCTACGAAGTGCCTTTAGGTAGGCAAAAATAGCACCACGCTTTGCTTGTTTCTTATTTAGAAGTTTTACTTTATTAGAAGCCGTCATTTTTCTCTTCGTAGTTTTTGTCCCAATGCTGACAAGATTATGTGGGATTCCCGAAATTTCTGCCGGGTTCCAATTAGGAATATTAAGTTCGTGTGTTTCTTCTTCATTGGTGGCTATTTTCATAGCGAGTTGTTCTAAATCCTTTCCGTGATTAGCAATTACCCAATCAATTAATTCGTCTAAATTAATAGTGGTCTTTCTCATACCAATATCTCCTACCTCTTTAGGAGTCTTAAACTCTTCAATAGATGGTAAGGTTGATTGATTTAATGAGAGGTCAATTTGATTATAGATTTTATTTAGCCCATCATATTCCTTGAAGGTTTTAAATAAACCACTTTTAACTAGTTTGTTTCTAAAACCAATTTTAAGACCGTGGTTGAGTTCACCCACTAATTCATTTGGTTCCATGTTGGAAAGTTCTTGAATCCACTCTTCATCGGTAAGTTCTTTGTTAGACTTATCTTCCACTAATTTACTATCCCTACTTCTTCTATATCGCTTGTCGTCTATTTTATACTCATTACCAAACAGATTCCCTAGAACCTCCACGAGTGAAATTCTACTAACCTTGACACCTTCACCTTTGTTATTAGTGATAGATTTTAAATAGGGTTGGATAATAAAACCCGGTGAAGAATCGGAAATAAGACGCTCCACCATACTTTGTGCAGATTGAATAGCACTTTCCATGCTATCCCTATTGTTTATCATTTCAATAATTTGTTCTTCTGTGTAGGCATTTTTTCCAACCTGTTGGTGAATCATATCAATGAAGTTAGCCACAGCACCCACTTGGGGCATAACTAAATTCGTAGCGACTAAATCACCAATTAAGGCTCGGTTCTCATCCGAGGTTAAATCTATGTCTATTTGAAACTCATCGGCATTCCCAGCCAATAGAGCAGATAGCGTGGGGCTTTCTTCGTCGGCCTCTAACTTAAAAATACTAAACAACTGAGCAAAGTCCTCGTCTAGCATTCTCTTATCCAGTAGGTCCTTAAAAGCCGCACGATTAACTGCGTCAAACCTTTCATCGTCATACCCGATAAAACCTTCGTGGTCTGTTGAAAGCCAATCTACCAGCCCTCTCAATAGAGCCTTCTTTTCCTTTAGAGTAGAGGCTTCTTCTTCGCCCATGCCCTTTTTTCTTCCGGAAATATCAGCGTTGATAAAATCAATTAGAACCTCTAAGGACAAAGCCTCAGTCCACTCAACCCCCGAAGGAATTTTTTTATCATAATCTCTTAGCCTAGGAACTTGAACCATTCTTTAACCCCCTAGTTGGTGAGGGCAAAAAGTTCAATGCTAGTAAAATTGCTAGCAACAATTTTAATTCCATTACGACAGATAATCCCCAAGCCTCTAATATCATCGCTAGTGCTTGTGCCTAGTAAAAACTTAGCAATTGGGTTATCTACCGCTACAAAGGTTAAAACCTCTCCGGATTTAGAACCTCCCGTAGTAGAAGCACTCAATTCAAAGTTAAGTGCGTCTGTAATAGAACTGATTGTGGCTCCTTCGGGGATTCCATTACCAAAGACTAACATTCCTGCTGATAAGCCAGCCGTGGGACCAGCAATCGTGGGGTCGTTGTTATAATCAAATGGTGCTTGAGTATCAGCAATATTGTTATCAAAAACACTAACAGTAGATGCTGTTCCCCCATTAAAATAAAGTATTCCGTCAAAAGTTCCACCGATAGATGATAACTGGGTGTTCGCAGTAATTTTCGTTGAATTCATAGGCATAGTATTCCCTCTTAAACTAAAGCAAGGCGGACTATGTTATAAAACTTACTCTTCTTCACTTTCACTTAGGCAAAGTGAAAGCAGTTGAGCCTTAGTATTTCGTAGTTCAAACGAAATACCTTGTTCAGTTAAATAAGCCTGTAATTCTCTCTTAGTCATGGAGGAGAAATCGGGTAGAGGTGCGACTTCATCAACCTCCGTTGATTCCTCTAAGGTTTCCTCAACGGGGGTTTCAGCCACCTCCTCTCCCAAAATCTCAAATCCATTTCTAATAAAAATATCCCGCAGGTCTTCCGAAACATCGTATTCATAATTACCCAAATACGCTCTTCCGAAAATAACCTTAGTCCCGCCTGTAATATTCTTAACTCTCATTACTTCACCTCAAAGTAGGCCGTATGCTCTAATTCTAAAGGTTCCAAGGTCGCCCGTTACAACTGCGCCAGTTGAAAGAGTAGATGGTGTAAGAACCAAATATTCTCCGTTAGCGGCAAGTGAAGCCGTTTCATTAAACAAAGCACCTGTTGTGGTAATTCGTGTGTTTAGTTTCACTAAGTTGTTTTCTTGTGCCAAAATCTCAATGTGGCTAAGTTGGGAAAGTCCCAAATCCGATGCAAGTAGGGAAAAGTTATTCCCAACAATCGTAATTTCGTCATTGGTAGCATCTGCTCCAATACCGGAAACAACGATAGTATCTGCGCCGTCAATGCTGACAATTGTAACTTCTCCATCATTTCCACCAGTAGCAGAAGAACCAAGAGTAATGGTGCTTCCTACTGAATAGGTTGTAGAGGCGTTAAGAGCAGTTCCGCTTTGACGAATAATGCTGTTAGAAGCCGCTACATAATTAACGGTAGTTGTTACAGATGCCGTAGCACTCTTAGTTACATTGAGGATAAAATCCACATAGTAGTAGTGGCCTTGAACCTTTGGAGCAGTAGAACCCAAATGGTCTGCGATAAATGTGATTGCGTTTAATCCCATTTAATCACCTCATTGAAGGTCCAAAATTTTGCCTTGTCCTCGGAAGTAGGTGCAAACAGTCTCAGCAACGGTTCGGTAAAGCCCACGGTGTCCTAACTTGCCGTGTCCGAAAACATCAGCATTGATGCCGCCTTCAAAGTATTCAGTTGGCTTCAAAGTGCAAAGGAACAGATGGTCAGTATCAAGAATAAGCATATCCGAAACACCAGCACCACCAGTAGGCATATCCTTAACAGGAATAATTGGGATGTCGTGATAAGTAGCAACACGGAAGCCCATTTCTCTACCTTCAACACCCTTAATTCCGTTATGGGTTGGCGTGATTTCCGTTCTACCCATGAAACGCTCCTGTGCTTGTAGCAATTCACCGAGGGTTTGAATGGTATCGTATCCAGTCAAAATAACCTTGGGTTCTCCACCACGAGCCATCAAGTTGCGAATAGCCGTGTTTAGCAAAGCAACCGTAAGGTTTCGCTCGGTTCCTCCGTTAGCATCAACATATGATTCCAAGTAAGGTGTGTTGCTGGTGTGGCGAGCAGTTCCGTAAAGTTCGTTTTTACTCGTAAGGGTTCCCAAAGCGTCGGTTTCTGCAAAAGTAGCCACGATTTTGTAAAGGCTCATAAGCGAGTTATCAGCCTTAGTAGCGTGTGCGTCAATACCAGTTCCAGCAACGCCGGTTAAGTCTTGCAAAATCATTTTGTTCATTGACTCAGCGTGAGAAACACCGACTTCTTCACGGTAATTAGCGATAAGGTCGCCCAATCCATCGTCAAGACCAGCCATCAATTGTGCAATTTCGGAAATCTCAAAGGTGTGAGCAATCGTCTTAGGAGAAACATGAAGGTTCTTATAGACGGGCTTAACATTCGTGATACCCGAAAGTGCGGCATTCTCAGCCGTGCCACCCAAATCATCAAGGTCGGAAACACCGAAAGTATCAGCCGCACCACCAATGGCTCTTTCTGACATAATTCGCCAGCCACTAGACTTCCAAGGTTTCTTAGGAAGAATAGAAAGGGCGTTAATCTCACGGTTAATCATAGACCACACTTTTTGACCATAAATCAAATTGTGTAAAGTAGCATCTCCACCGGGAGTAGCCAAAGCGTGTCCAGCATGAATACCGGAAGTTGCGCCAGTTGCTTTCAAAAGGTTATCGCTACCCATTCCATAGGTTGCTCGCTCCAAATCTCCAATTGTCTTAAAATATCCACTCATTTTAAATACCCCCCTCGTGCTTTGAGAAGAGACCATGAATCTCATCCCAAGACATTTCGTTCACACGGGAAAAATCTTCGCTAAGTTGACGGGTTGATTCCTCAACCGTCTGTGCCTTAGCGATTTCGTTGTTTTCCAAACTCTTCTTCAAGGAAGAAAGTTCTTCTCGGAGTTTGGAAAGTTCACTTTGCGGGTTAAACTTGGACTTGGCAATTTCTTGCTTTTCAATCTCAAGTTCCTTAGCATAACGAGCCTCAAATTCAGCCTTAACCAAATCGTATGCTCGGTCCTCTTCTTTTTCTGCTCGGAAAGCCTCGTAAGCCTTCTCAAGGTTAGAAGAAGAAAGGTCAAGAGTTTCAACACCCTTTTCCGTTCTCATGTATTCAAGTTCTTCCATGTCGTCTTCTTCCTTCATGTAGTCTCCTTCTTCTTCTTCCATGAATGCGCTATCCGCTTTCATTTCTTCTTCCTTAGAACCGTAGTCTTCCGACTCCATAGTTCCGGCTTCTTCCATCTTCATATCGCGCTTCTCGTCGTCGGAATCATCCTTCAACAACACGGTATTTTTCAGTTCTGCCATTACATCATTAAATTCGGCTAATGCCTTTTCAATTTCACTCATTTTTTTGTCCTCCTTAATTATATTAAACTTGGCTTCGGGATTAATCCCTTCTTCACAAATTGTGATTTCATGCAATTCTAACTTGTCAATTTCTTTATAACTCCCAATGTCGGGGTCATATTTATTGGCTTTGTTAATTGCCTGTCCTCCAATTGAGAAGGAACGAAGTTTTCCACGACGGACATCCCTCGCTACTTCCTTTGCCTTCTCAATATCATTTCTTAACTTTATCACTACAAAAAAACCTGTATCATCAACGCCTGTTTTTAGGACTTTACCTTTGGAATCTGTATAATTGTCTAAGACTTCACCCACTTGAACATTAGAGTGGGTAATCATCACATTTCGGAAACGGTCATTTTTCATAAAACCGTCAGCCGCATCACGAATTGCGTTAAGAGTAATTTTATCGTTTTGCTTATCCACCACATCAACGGAGGCGTAGCCAGCAATAACACACTCTTTGTTTTCCTTAAGAATGATAAATTCCCCACCATCGGTAGGTAGATTACCAAACATCGGAGTCTCCAACTGCATAGTAAATAGTAGGTTAGAAGACTATATAAATATTATCTAGTTTCTGCTAGTTTATTTTGCATTTTGTTATACTTATCCCCTCTAGCATCGTAAAGGCCCTCATTAGATTCCTTCGGTGCTGGTTTAGTTTCGTAGCCTGTCCAAGCCAACCACATTTCTTTTTCGTCCACGGGGAGGTATCTAATGTGAAGTTTTGAATCAATGTCCTTTCCTTTTAACATATATTCGTGATAACCATGTCGGTGTGCGCCTAACATAACCTTTCCTTTATCCATTAGAATATCATCCTGTGGGGTGGAGACTAACTTACAGGGATATTTTCCTGCCTCTCCTAAAAAGTCATAGAGGTTTTCCTTTGACTCTACATCTATTTCCCAAACATTCTCAAAGTTCTCGTGCTTGACGACGAAGTAAATTTTTTCATCCTTACTTAACCACATCAAGAAGTCTCCGACTTTTTTATCCATTTTATTAAGGGTTTTATCGTCGTGATGAAACTTATCCCTTCCAACGATACCGTATGCGTCCCCCATTTGCATAAGTCTCTTTTTCATTTTAAGCATACCATTTTTATCACCAAACAAGCGATTAACTAAATTTGCATCATGTTCCATCGCTTTTTTGTAAATGTTTTCAATACTAAGGGTCCCGTGGTTTTGTAAAATTTCTTGAATAAAGGACATAAATCTACCATTATCCTTGCCGTAGGCTCTCTTGATTTCCTTCTTCCATACCTCCATATCGGGGTATGCATTCTTTGACATGAGATTCTTTTCCTTGAAGCCGTGAAAAATTAAACCGTCCATGTTTAGTTCCAAGTCCATTTTTGCAATACCGTGAATACCATCAGTAATAACATAAGACTTTTTGAGGGCCTCTACTGTGTAGTCAGCCAAACTTTTCTTCCCATTCTTAGTCAAGAACTCTAATGTAACAAGTTTATCCGATTCTGTAACTTCGGGAATTTCGTGAAACTTAGCATTATAAAGGCTATACCCTTTCTTGGCATTACCCATAACTTCGTCTACCTTCACACGAATAATTTTACCTTCTTCTACATCGGCCTTAGTATTTACTGTTTTACCAACCTCAGCGTAATACTCTCCGTTAAATTCCTTTGCCTTTGGGGTGTCCTCTTCTACTGGCCCAATACCGACGATATAAGTATTGGATTTATTTTTATTAATTCTTTTTGATAGGACGATTACATCTAAATCAATAATTTTTTTCCACTTAATCCACTTCGGATTTTTTTTCTTCCCAATAACATAGGAAGACTTTGCATCCTTAATAACTACGCCCTCGGAGGTTGGGTTATTCATAATTTCCATAGCATATTCTTCAATCTCCTCGTAGGAGTCTGCTTCCCTAGTGTTATTTTTGTTAGGAAAAAGAACAATCTCATTTGTAAGGGCGGTAAATTCTGCAATTAGAATTTTTAATCGGTCTTCCATTTTTTCCATAGCCACGGATTCATTATCATAGGACATAATATCAAAGACATGAATTTTAATATCGCCCTCTTCTCTTTCCTTTTTGTTAATGTAGGCTAAAGTGTCAGCACGAATTAGTGGCTCATTGTTTTTGTATAGGACAGCCTCTCCGTCTAAAATGCAATTCTTAACTTCCTTCTTTTTTAGATAGTCTACGCACTTTGGAAATTTTTCTGTAATGTCGTTTCCATTAAAGGAATAAATTTTTAAACTATTTCCGTCTTTATGAATTTGAACTCTAAGCCCGTCGTATTTTTCTTGGACAATGAACTCTCCCGTCATTCCTTTAATTTCTCTTAAATCGTCTATGTCAAAAATTCTATACATGGGTTTATTAGGGGTAATAAATTTAACCTTCTCTTCTTCCTTCATTAAGACGGGCCTCGTTGTAAGGGAAGAGTATAACTGCCTTGCCCTTCTATCCTTAACATCTAAAGTTTTATCCGAGTAAAGAATATCCGATTCTAAGTTAGGAAAAATTTCTTTATACTTATCCTGTTCTAGTAAATTTCTCAATTCAACGACGAGTTTTTCCCATTCATAGTCGTAGGCTTTGGGGTTCTCAATAGCCGTTAAATAGGTAGCCTTAACTCTATTAGTTAAGGAGACCGTATTTTTATGAATAGAAAAATTGTCGGAAAACATATTCCTCGCCCTCATGCTTCATCGGAGGGGACAAATGCGGCTTCTTCACTAACCTTCAAGGTGTGCTTATAGCGGCGAAGTTTTTCAAGGGCGGTTTCTAATGCGGCTTCTAAATCCTTATCTTGAGAATCCTCCGGAACCTCCAAATCCTCGGTTCGTGGCATTCCTCTATCCTCTTCTGTGCTTTTGTAAAACAAATGTTCGGGTAGAAGTTTATATTCTCGGCTTTTCTTAACCTCTTGAATAGAACCCACCTTTGCTTTAGCGGCCATACTTTCAACATTCATTGGTTGGGGTTTAATTTGTTTGTAGGGGCGTTCCTCTCCGGTTTCAGCCATAATTCCTAAAGCGTTGGTAATGATTGACTCCAACTCAACAAGTCGGGTCAAAAGCATTCTCTTATTTCGCAAATCGTCTTCCGGCTTTTCTTCTACCATACTCATAGTGTTCCCTCCAATTTCCCTACTAGTTCATCTAGTTCCGACCAGTCCATTTTAGCGATAGTGTCAGCCGTTGGAACTGGACTAGCGGTTTGCATTGATGGACGGGGGGTATGAACAACCATCCCCGACTTCATCAAATTCATACTTGAGTCTCTAACTTGTGTTTCTAAATTTTCAATTCTCGTAATTAACATCTTAATAATTTCTACTACTTCGTCCATTATTCTTCCTCCTCGTATACCATTCCGTATATTTCCTCGTATAGTGTCTCGTATCGCTTTCTTAGGTGGGCTAGTTTTTTAATCAGTTTAAGGTTCTCCTCATCCATCCCCTCTAACTCTTCCTCTTCCGCTGAATCTACTACATCGGCCAATGTATTTATAAGTTTTGTTAGTTTGAGGTATTCCTCACCAAAGAACTTCGTAGGTTCTGCGTCTTGGAGATAGGTCTTTAGCCGTCGCCTTTCCTTTGAACTAAGTTCCCCCAAGTCCATTTTTTCTTCATCCTTGGGAATACCGGCGGTGTAGCCAAACTCCATGTCAATGTCCAGCGAGTTAACAACCTTTCTTTCTCTCGTTGAAAA